CCTGGTCGGGGAACTGCACGCGCACCCGGTAGGGCGGCACAGACTCAATCTGCGCAACGATGCCCGTCCGATAAGGCGGGTGGAACTGCTCCGTATATGGTCCGCGTACTGAGTCTGGCATCTACTCTCCGTAGTCGTCCGAGGCGAACTGTGTGGCCGCGCCGGTTATTGTGGTCCTGAGTTCCAATGAGGTCTTGTAGCCGTTCCGGTCCAGCCGGTGTTTGCCCTCGTTGATGATCCATTTTATCGAATCGAGCGCCGTGCCAAACCCCGAGAGCATCACCGGATTGCCGGCCCGGTAGACCATCGAGCCAGGGATGATGATCTCGCCCTTCAGGACGTGCATATTGGCGGCGTGGAGATGGGCTTGTGCGCGCAGAGTGGCTTGCTGTGCGTTCTCTATCCGCTCCCGGACTAGTAGGGTGTCCTGAAGCCCTAAGTCAACGCCCTGGGTAGCTGTGGCGGCGGCGTTGGCCGTTGCCTGGAGTAGTTTCTTCGAGTGCGGGTCGAAATACATCACCACGGCCTTCTTGTAGGTCTTGTCGCCGTGGTGCTGCTGGTGAATCCTGAATCGCGTGTTGTCGGTCTTGTAGATGTACTGCGCATTCTTGTCTTTGAGGTCCGTGATTTTCTTCGCATCCAACTTCGGGCGGCTGTAGAAGACGAGTTGATCGCCGCGGATGGTGAACTCGTAATTTTGCCCGTTGGCAAGCCTATGCAGAAATGCAAGGTCACTCTCTAGGCGTTGGGTTATATGCTGATAAGGAACATCGGGATTCACCGCGTCAATTGACACGCTCATCCCATACTTCGCGGCGATGCTCTTAGCTATCGATGTAAGAGTCTGGCCTTCATAGGGCTGCGAATATGAGGTCCTGATGGCATGAGTCACCCCGGCCTGGATTGCCCGGATCAGGAACGTGTCTGGCGGCCCCTCTGCCTCCCATTCATCCACTTCAAAGTTCCCGCAGGACACGAGAGAGGAACCTTGATAACCGATAGAGAGACTCAGCGCTGTGCCGATCTTAGGCGGATTGTTCGCCCACGCGCGCGCCGAATCCTCTACTTGAATCTCCAGCACATTCGCCTTGCCCCCCACAGCTTCGTCGTAGTGGATGTGCTGGGAATGGGTGAGCAGGTTGCCGGCGACTTGGGTTCCGCCGTACATGATCTGCCACGCCGGGATTTGTACGGATGCGCTCAATCTTCCTGCTCCGCGTCCCAATCAGGTATCTCGACCGTCTGCCCGGCCAGTTTATGCGTGCTGTCACCGAGAAACTGAATCTTCCCGTCGGTAACGAACGAATGGCAGTATCCCACGCAGTTGATTGATGGCGTAAAGGTGGGACTATCCACACTTCCGTTCCATCCCCAAGTTGCATTGCATGAGTTTCGGCGCCCATTCACTGAAACGGCGTGCGTGTTAAGGCACCCGGGGCAAAAGAACCCGTAGTAATCCTCTGCGATCTTGTGCAACTTTGCCATTTATCAACCCCACGGTGTGCTGCTGGTTGTGCTGGTCGCTGGCGTAATCAGCGGGACAAATATCTGAACACCCTGCGCCACGTAGTCGCCAATTGGAAGGCCGGGATTGTTCTGAATCAGCGGTTCAACCTGCGTAGAATCGCCGTACATCTTATACGAAATCGCGTCCCAGCGCTCCCCTTTGGAAACGTAGATGATGCCCGATGACGGCGCGGATGGGTTGACGTAGGTGGTAACGAGTGACGCTGTCAGGACCCCGCTTCCACCGTTTGGTATCACGACATTCGGCATTTAGGCAGCCCTCGCAATCGTGCTCAACGGGACATTCGTATACGGCGTCTGCGCCGGTATTCCTGAGGGCGAAGCAGTGGCAGGACTCACGACAAGCGTCGAGCCGGCCGCTGCGCTCTGTGAGGTGGTGAGCCCTGGAGGATTGGTGTTGATTGTCGAGTTGCCGATGGTCCCGACCGTCATGGTGTTGCTCTGGAGCGTGGACGGTGCGACATACTCAGTTAGCTCAAGATCCATCTCCGCAGCGATTACAGAGCCGTCGTCTGCCATCCACCGCTGCTTTAGCCGGTAGTTCGAGATGACGAAGGTCCCGAGGATGTTCTTGTTCCCAAAGACGAACTGCTGCGGAACGTGGAAGTCGGCAAGCTGTGTCAGGGCGTCAATGGCCGTCTGTGGCTTGCACCAGAAGTTGTGAAGGTAGATCGACAACTCAACATGCCGCAGGTTGTCGTAAATCCACTGCAACACAGGAGGCGCACCAATCACGTTGAGTGCTTCGTAATGATACTTTTTCTCGATCTCCAGCTTGGTAGGACTCGCAAGAGGCTGAAACGAGATGGGGCCGAAAGATGCGAACATTAGCGCGCCCCCTCAAGTGCCGGGTTGCCGAAACTGCGGCGCGCATCGTCATGATGGCTGTCGTGAAGGAACCGCATCAGGTCCTCTGTGTGTTTATCAAGAGCGCCACGGACTGCGCCGCCAACTTGCTGCCCGTCCGCTCCGGTCCCGACTTGCACCGATACCGTAGCACCCTCCATGTAGTGCAGATGTGTTTCTCCCTGAGACGACGGTCTAAGGATTTCTGAAACTCGCGCCTCATGCACCCGAGCTAATACATCAGGGGATGCTGCGAATCGAGGGTCAAAGTGCTCTTTGTCGAAAGGATGAACAGGTAGACCGGGTTTCATGTGTGCGCCAGGATGCAAACCCATGGCCTCCTCAATGTCTTTGATGTGGTAGAGGGCCTCTGCAATCGCTACGAGTCCTGCCAGCGCAATGACTACCCACCCCAGCGGATTCGCAGCGAAGACTAGGGCCATTGCCTCGCCGGCAGTCGCCGCGCCCGATGTGACCAACTGGAAGCCAAACATAGCCGTTGTCATCATCTTGATGATGGTCAAACCCTTTGCAAAGTTCAACGCCACGCTGAGGAGCTTCAGGCCGCCCAGAACGGCGGCAATTCCGGCACTCCATTCCATAGTTTTAGCAGCGATTCCAGCCAATATGGGATGCTCTTCTGATAGCTTATTGAGTTCATCTGTTATGCCCTTTAGGTCCCTAAGGTCGTCAGTAAGTCCCGGAAGTAAATGCTTACCGATCGACTCTTTCGTCTCCTGCCAAGAGTTTTTCATTTCTTGCATCTGCGCATTGAATGTAGCAGTGCGGTCTTTCGCGTCCTGATCTAACTGCCCCTGCGCGTGGTCTATTTCGTTGTACGCCTCCTTCAGATCGTCCATGTGCTTGATAAGCAAAGCAACATTGGAACCCTGACTTCCCATCGAAGACTCAAGCGAACGCTTCTGTTTATCGTTCAGTTCGCTCATTTTCTCAAGGGTCTTGATGAGGTTGACGTGCCCGTCGGTCGTCTTTACGACCTGAAGTCCGTACTTCGCCATCTCATAGCGACCGTCTTTCATCTTGAGCAGCGAGTTGACGATCCCGGCGAGGATTGGTACTGAACCGCGCGGGCCGCCAAGGTTGATCCTGTTGCCCTCGGCCATCAGTGCAAGCATCGTCTTTTGCGCTACATTGTTGACCTGAGCCGCCGTGCCGAGCATCCGAAGTGCCATCGACATGCGCATCAGACCGCCGCTTCCCATCGGGAACCGTGCCTGAAGAACAGCTATCTCGTCGCCAAACTCCTTCATCTGGTCGATAACGGGGCGACTCGTGTCTCCGAGGTTCTGGACAGCGGATGATAAGACTTTCGCCGCGAGTGGAGCCGTGTCTCCCATCACGACTGCCAGTTTTGCGGCTGTCTCTGTCTGCTCTTTGAGCGCTCCGTCGTCACGGAAGGTCTTATACAGTTCAGTCATCGCCTGAAGGGCCTCTTCGGCCCCCCCGGTCAACGGCATCGACGATCCCATTTCATCGGCTTGCTGTTTATATTTCTCCAGCGCATCCGCATTGGCGAGAGTGGCCTCTTTAAGACCGACCATCCGATCTTGCATCTCGGCCGCCGGCTCGATTACCTGATGCATCGCTTCATATCCAGCAAAAACCTCACCGGCAGCGATGCCAATATCCCTGAAGCTGGACGCGAACTCCTCAACACTATCGCCCATCTTACGTAGCGGCTCTGTCGTCTCATCCTGGAGTTGGACGAGCACCTTCAGCATGGATGTCTGATCGTCTTCGCTCAAGGTTTCCTCCGCTTCGGAACGCGCTTCTCAACTGCCCGGCTGTACTGTTGTAGAACTAGGTACCACCCCACCAAATCACCTATTGACATGGAATCGATGGATTCAGGACTGACCCCTTCATGCACCATCGCTCCCAGTGCTTCCATGCTTAGGACGACTGGTCGGTTGCCACGTCCTGTGCGGGTTTCGGTGCGTCCTGATCCGTTTTCAGGACACTCGAAATCCTCTGGAGCAAAGGGCGCAATACCTGAGAGACCTCGGCACGAAACACCATCGCATCGTCGAAGTCCATCTCGTCCACGTCTTCCATGCGGATGCGCTTGCCGTCCACAAGGGACAAGCGGGAAGCCAAGGCGTCCTGAATCTTGATGCTGTCTGCGTTTTCGCCGGCGACCGTAGCGGCCAGGCGCTGGTCACGGCCTGTGCCTTTGAGTAGGATGACATGCTTGCCGGAGGGGAGGTCAAACTCGCGGCGAATCTGTTCGGGGGAAGGGGTTGTATCGGAAGTAAGTACGATTGGTCCTGTTGCCATTTGAATCACCTCACGCCGGTGCTCGGCTATGGTTGTGGCCGTCGAAACGGCAGTTAGTTACTCTCCGCGACGCTGCCTGTAACGCTTAGCCCGGTCGAACTAAATGTTGCCACCGTCTGCGCTGTCGTTGTCCCGCCCACATTCACGGTTACTGTCTTCCCGCTAGTCGCCGTCGCAATATTGAGATTGCCGCTCTGAGCGTACAAGTAGCAGTCGTCCGCCGCGCCAGAGTTATACGCAGCCTGATTGTAGGTCGAGGAGTTGCACCCCATGTCTACGTAATCGGTCGTGTTCGACCCGTTGTCCGACGTGGCAACCACATCGCTGGATGCCGCGTTGTCGCTGGATGTGTTCTGCACGTTTATCTGCGCTGTCCCTGCGATCACGCTTTTAACGGCGTTGACCAATGCCCCTGGAAGTGGAGTCCCGCCTCCTACCGCTAAGGGCTCTGAGGACGTAATGGTTGCGGCGGTCGTAACCCCGTCATCGAGATGTGATTGTGCACCGATAGCTGTTGCTGCTGTCGCTAATGGGATCACACCGTTTGCCTGACCGCTCACTGTGCCGGAGCCGGAGGGTACTGCCGTGCTGCAATTGAGCAGCGTTCCTGATGCCGTGTAGGTGCACATATCACCATCAACGTAGGTTCCTGCAAGGAGCGACAACGCCTTCTGCGCGCCGAAGGAATGGTAATCGAATGTCACCGCCGCTGCGCCGTTGAAGGTTGAACTTGGTGCCGCTCCACCTGTTGCCGCCGCTGTAAGTGCGTTTGTGGTAGTACCACCCCCACCTGGATTGCCGCATCCTGTGCCGTCTGCCTTGGCGTAGAGCCCAGTGCAAGAACCGCTTGCACCGCCGCGATAGTGACAGGGTTCGTAGTGCCAGCCGCGACGGTGCCTGGTGCCGTTACCACCTGCGATGCGCCGCCGCCTGTCACTGTCCAGCCGGGAGGCAGGCTTGGGTTATGCACTTGCGCCTGCGCAATGGGCAAAGCGAACATCAGGACCAAAATTGCAATCTTTTTCATAGCTCCCCTACTGATACATCACATCAAGAACGGTTGTCGTATCGGAGTATCCGTACCAGTACGCCAACGAAGAAGGCGCAGTCCAGTTGATCGAACCGCCGCCAGGACCTGCTGCAAGGTACAAGCCAACCGTCGCGCTTGTGCTTCCATCTCCGACGCGGCAAGCGTTCACCGAGTTGTTCTGGATGATGATCTGGCCTGTCCCGAATGATTTATTCGAGAACTGCGTCAACTGGCCAGCCGTGAGAGTAACCTGAATGCACTTCATGAACTACCCTCCGATGTTCGCGCGGTAACCGGCCAACTGGTCAACGCCATTCACGACGTACTGATTCGAGAAAGCGTCGAAAAGGTAAATCTGAGTTCCGCCCACGCTCAAATCGACGTGGTAAACATCGAAGCTGGACGTGAACTCCACCAGCTCCTGCGACTTGAAGTCAATGTCACCCACATCGAACGGAACGCCGTTGAAGTTGTAGATGACAGGACTCTCGGAAACCTCTCCCGATGCTGAGAGTGTCTGCAAGTCGCCGAGGCAACTGATTGAGCATGTCTGGCTGGACAAGGCCACTTGGCTGATGGTGTCAGGATCGAACGAAGACCACTTGATAGTGGACTCCATCATGTCCCAGCCGGTCGGGATCTTGATGCGCGCGGCCATGCCCAAGCCCTTGTAGTCTGTCCTGATGCGCTTGGGTTGCGGAATCTTTACTTCCGCGGCGCGCCCGAGGAGTTCGACACCGTTGAGATAGACATTGCAGTTACTCAGCGAATTAATCACGAGGTTTGCCACGGTGCGCTCCTTATGCGGTCACGTTGACGTTGCTGGTTGTGCTGGTGCTCGTTACCGATGCCCCGAGGTTTGCAAGCAGGCTGGTGTTGATCGAGAAGTTGTAGATGATCTGCTCGGCCGGCGGCGGCGGCATCACGCTGACTTCAAAAGTGAGTTGGCCATTCGCCAGACTCGCAGGAGGATTATCAACCGGGTTATAGGTGACCGCGCTTCCGGCGATCAGCGCACCCTGCTGGATGAGCGAGTTCAAGAACGCGTTCACGCTTTGCAGGATGCTGTTGATGAGGCCGTTGGTGATGGGCTTGTCTGCGAAGGGGAGCGAACTGTATTGGATGCTCTGCTCCACAACGTCGAGGGTCCTGCGAACGGCGATGAACGTGGTCACTGCGCCGCTCGACGGGAAGCTCGATGCGCGGTTGCCCCACGTCCTGTAGCCGGTACCGAATCCGTTGAAGACTGTCATGATGCCGGCCGCGTTCAGCGCGTTCGTGTCCGAAGTCGGATCGTAGGCGCTCATGTAGAGGCTGACATCAGGACCCAGAATCCCGTTGATGATGGTGTTCGACGGCGAGAACCAGAAGCCATTGGCGATGTCGTTGGCTGCCGTAGCGCCCGCTACCCAAGTGCTGTACGGCGTGTCAACGGTCCCGGTCAAGGTTGTGTATCCGATGGCTCCCTGCGCACTCACCACGACGCCGGTGGGGCTGATGGAGGTAGGCGTCTTCAACTGCCAAGGGAAGGTGAGTGCGAGCCGGTCGCTGGCTTGATTGAAGGCATTGCCGGAGGCTCCGCGGTTGGCGATGCCGTAGGTGCGTCGGTGAACGAGATGGCCCGGAGCTTCGTCGCCATGGCCAGCAGGTTGGCGCTGGTCGACGCATCGTAGAAGGTTGGGGTGATGAGCAGCTTGGCGAACAGGCCCATCGTCTGAAAGGTGGTCTGCAAGGCTTGGATGCCGGTGTAGGTGCTTCCGGTCACGGTCCCGATGATGTCGGTGTAGGCAACCTTGGACGGGTCGCAGTAGGCGCCGGATACCTGCAAAGCCTGCGCTGAGGTGATTGCGCCGCCGCTCTTGGTGTAGAGCAGGCCGTTCACGTAATCGATGGTGTAATCAGTGCCCTCGACGTAGGTCGTCGAGCCGGCCTGGTTCTTGACCACGACAGTGGTAGGCGGCCCCGCAAAGGTCACATTGAAAGTGGCACCGGTGCCGCTGCCCGAGGTGCTGGCCTGAGCTACGGGGTTCGCCGGAACAGCCGAGTAGCTGCCCGCCGTCGATACCGTGGCCGTCAGTACTCCAAAAACGCCAAGGTTGAAGGTTGCCCCGGTTCCGAGTCCCGTTGAGCTTGCCTGCGTTAGCGCCGCGCTGTTCACGGTGAAACTGCCCGCGTTGACGATGTTGAAGGTGGCCACGCCCAGAGTGATGGCCAACTCCGCACCGGTCAGACCTGCACCCGTTACCGGCTCAAGAGCCGGAGCTGTGGGGTTGACAGTATAGGAACCAGCCAGAGAGATAGACAGGACCGCGGTAATCGCGCCACCGGCCACTGTCACGGATGCTTGGAACTTTGTGCCGGTGCCCGTCGTGCCCGTGACCGTCTGAGTCCCGTTCGTGCCGCCGCTGCCGCCAGCCGCAACCGTTGCGCCAGTGACCTGAGTCGAGGTCACCGTCACTTGCGGGGGAGTTGAGGCCGTCCCGCCCGTCAGCGTGATGCTGTCGCCGGCTGCGTAGTTGTGCGAGGTGGCGCCGCCGGCAGCATTCACCGCCAGCGATACAAGTTTGGTGGTTGCCACCGTCAGGACTGCGGGAGTCGAAGCGGTGCCGCCGGCCAGGGTAATCGTGTCGCCTGTTGCATAACTGTGGCTTGCCGCGCCGCCCGCCTGCGCCACGGTGTCAACCGAAGCGGTAGAAAGGGGAGTGTTGGGCAAGCCTGGACCAATTAGGCCCATGTGGCCGAGTGTCACCGGCACACTGTTGGATGCGGGTCCTGTCAGGGGGTTCAACGTAAACGTGCTCTGGTGCAGCAACGGATTGCTTCAATGAGGCCGCGGTGAATTCACCGCGGAAAGGACAAAACAGGAGTTATGGCCTATCAGCCTGTTCAGGCTTCAATGAGGCCGCGGTGAATTCACCGCGGAAAGGGCTCCTGTACAAGCGGTCTATTTTCAGATAGTTTCGCTGCATTTTGCGAGAGGCTGTCATCCAATAGCCAATTTGAAGCATAGCAGTGCATACGTGAGTGGTTCAAGTCCTTTCCCTTGTTAAAATTACAGGTTGCGAGCGGCTGCCGGGTTTGGCGCACCACCGGACCGCTCGCTGCACCGTCAGCGAGTGACGAATACAGGATAGTCGTCGATCTCGCCATTCAGAAAACGGGCCAGCAGCCGCGCCTGAATTTCCAGCAACCGGCGATAGCTGACACGATAATCGAACATGGGGTGCGTTACCAGCGTATCCATGCGCAATTCATAGGCTCGAAAGAACCCCTTGCGGCCATTCGGCTTCAGCGCGACAGACGGCCCCGACCGAATGAAGTCCGCAGTGGTCACCATACGGGTATTAATTGCTGTCAGTACCAATGAGTCGGCCATCAGCGCTCGAAATGGCTCCATCAGGT